AGAGCTACGCGCACGTATTGACGCACTGAGTCTCACAATTCATCCTATGCTTGCTATTGACGCAACTAGGCTACCTCGTGGTGCTAAACCTGAAGTACGTCCGGGCAAAATGATTCTAACTAACGGAGATCCGCGTGAAGTTCTACAGCCGTTTAACTTTGGACAAGTTAATCAAATTACTTTTGCACAAGCTTCGGCGCTTCAGCAAATGGTTCAGCAAGCTACAGGAGCCGTTGACTCCGCCGGTATTGCTGGACAAGTTAACGGAGAAGCAACAGCAGCAGGAATAAGTATGTCTCTTGGCGCTATTATTAAACGACACAAGCGCACTTTAATTAACTTTCAACAGTCGTTTCTGTTACCGTTTGTAAGCAAAGCTGCACATAGGTACATGCAATTTGATCCTGAAAACTACCCAGTAGCTGATTACAAGTTCAACGCTACGTCTACTCTAGGTATTATTGCTAGGGAATACGAGGTAACTCAGCTAGTCCAGTTACTGCAAACCATGAAGCAAGATAGCCCAATTTACCCTGTGTTAATCCAGAGCATCATTGACAACATGAACTTAAGTAACCGTGATGAGTTGATTGCGTCTATGCAACAAGCATCTCAGCCAGACCCTCAAGCACAGCAAATGGCTCAAGCAGCTCAACAAACTCAAATGGAGTTTCAGAAAAGCCAGACTTCAGCGTTGCAAGCACAGGCTGCTGAGTCTCAAGCAAGAGCGTCTAAGTACGATATGGAAACACAGTTATTACCTGAAGAATTACAAATTGAAAAAATTGAAGCTATTACAAGAAATCTCAAAGAAGGAGATCAAGAAGATAAAGAGTTTGACCGCCGCTTAAAGGTAGCAGACGCCCTACTTAAAGAAAAACAAATAGAAGGAAAACGTCCTAATGCTAATGACACAACTAGAAATGAACCAGTTCCTCAACCAAATCAACAAAGCATTCCAAGACCAGTTCAGCAAATTGGACTTGTTGGAGAACCGGGTCAAGGATTTGGAAGCCAAAATCAATGAGCAAAAAAAAAGATCCAAAACTAACACGAGCAGGAGTAAGCGGTTACAACAAGCCAAAGAGGACTCCTAGTCACCCTACTAAGTCACACGTAGTTGTAGCTAAATGTGACGACGGTAAAGTTAAGACTATACGGTTTGGACAACAAGGAGTATCAGGTGCTGGCAAGAGTCCTAAGACTGATAAAGAAAAAGCAAGGCGTAAGTCCTTTAAGGCTCGTCACGCTAAAAACATAGCCAAAGGAAAATGTTCTGCGGCTTATTGGGCAAACAAAGTTAAATGGTAGATATATATTGCGTTGTTTGGCATGACGCTCAAGGAGGAGCTAATGTAGGCTGGAGAGATATAAAGGAATTAAAAACTCTTAAACCAGCTATTGCAGTTTCTGTTGGTGCTGTTCTACATCAAGACGAGTATAAATTAATTATTTGTCCTCATGTTTTGTTAGAAGAAGGAGAAGTTACAGAGGGAGACGCAGAACTTGTTATACCTACATCGTGGGTAACTTCACTAACTAAAATATACACACTAGAGTAAAAGAGGTGAGTCCATGAAAGTACCCGCGCCAAAAGGTTATCACTGGATGAAAAGTGGCAATAGTTACAGATTAATGAAAAACCCAGCAGACGGATACAAGCCACACAAGGGTGCGTCTAAGACTGCAAACTTTGAAGTTCAGAAAGCCCACAAAAAGTAAGGAGATAGCTATGCTTGGATATATGTCTACAACACCTAAGAAGAAAAAGAAAAAAGTAAAGAAGCCAAAGGGGTACTAAAATGGCTAGAGGACTATACAGCAACATACACGCCAAACGTAAACGTATCAAGGCTGGCTCAGGTGAAACTATGCGTAAACCGGGATCAAAAGGCGCTCCTAAAGCTTCTGCTTTTAAGAAAGCTAAAAAAACTGCTAAGAAACGGTAAAATTTACATTAAAATAAAGCTTGACAAATATATAAAAATATGGTATAATATATATGTATAGTATAACTATATAAACTATAGAGATAACCCAAGAGGCCTCAAGATGGATCAAGAAACACAACAATATTACGATAACTATTTTAATCTTTTTCTTACTGACGGTTGGAAACAACTTGTACAAGATTTTAATAACAATGTTTTACAGATTAACAGCATAGAAGCTACTAAAGATGTTAACGATATGTTTTTTCGTAAGGGACAACTAAACATATTAGCCCACTTAATCAACATGGAAACTATCGTTACAACTAATTACGAAGAGGCATCTAAGCCTTCTGAAGAAAATGATTAAAGTATTTGATTTTCGTTGTACTAACGGACATATTTTTGAAGAATTTGTAGAATCAGGTACTACATCCAGTAGGTGCGGATGCGGTGCCAATGCTACAAAGATTGTTTCAGCAACTCATCACATGCTCGACGGTTCCTCTGGGGATTTTCCCGGTAGGCACATGAAGTGGGTACGTGAACATGAAGAAGCTGGACGAAGAGGACGGGAAGCTCAACGCGAGGAGAGTCAATCCTAATTTAATCTCCACAACCTAATAAAAATAATAGGCGGGGTAAGTTTAAAATGTCACGAGCACAATTAATAGATGAGCGTCCAGAAGAGGAAGCCACCGATACAACTTTAGAACTAGAGCAAAATACTATAGAGACTCCTCAAGAAGAGGAACAACCTCAAGAAGTTAACATTCCAGAAAAATACCAAGGTAAATCTGTTGAAGATCTCGTACAGATGCACCAAGAACTTGAAAGGTTTTCAGGTAAACAGAGTACGGAAGTAGGAGAGCTTAGATCAGTTGTAGATGGCTACATTCAGACACAACTCAACGAGCAACAAGCACCTGTACAACAGCAAGAAGACGATGACGTAGATTTCTTTGTTGATCCTAAAGACGCTATTAATCGGGCTATTGATAATCACCCTAAGATACGCCAAGCAGAAGAATATGCTGCTGCTAACAAAAAACAGGCCACCTTGTCACAGCTTAAATCAAATCATCCTGATATGGAGCATGTGTTACAAGATCCTAAGTTTGCAGAGTGGATTAAAGGGTCGAAAATTAGGACACAGTTATTTGTACAAGCAGACCAAGGTTATGATTACGATGCTGCTAACGAGTTGTTTAGTCTCTGGAAAGAGCGTAACAACGTAGTAAAACAAACAGCTTCTGTTGAAAAACAAGCGCGTAAAAATACACTAAAATCTGCTTCTACAGGTAATGCCCGTGGAACAGCAGAAGGATCTCGTCGTAAAGTTTATCGTCGTGCTGACATTATTAAACTTATGAAGACTGACCCAGATCGTTATAATGCTATGTCAGATGAAATACTGAAAGCATACGCGGAGGGTCGAGTTAAATAGCCTAGTATTTAAGGAGATTTATCATGGCTACAGCAACTTATCCCGGCTCGGGCGGTAATACCGCATTAACAGAAGCAGCAACGTTTGTACCAGAAATTTGGTCAGATGAAATTATTGCTGCCTATCAAAAGAACTTGAAGATGGCTCCCCTTGTCAAGCGCATTTCTATGACAGGAAAGAAGGGTGACGTTATTCATATTCCTAAGCCTACTCGTGGTGACGCCAATGCAAAAGCGGCTGATACTGCGGTAACTATCATTGCCAACACAGAGTCAGAGTTGACGATTACTATTAACCGTCATTTTGAATACTCGCGTTTAATTGAGGACATTGTAGAAGTACAAGCTTTGTCTTCTTTGCGTCAGTTCTACACTGAAGACGCTGGTTACGCTTTGTCTGTACAGGTTGACACTGATCTGCACTCTTGCGGTACTGGCTTTGGTAATGGCGGTGCAATTGTATTTTCTGGATCAGTAGCTCCTACTGACTACCAGCACACTGGTTGCTTTATGAATACCAACGACTCAACGACTCAGTACACTGACGATACTATTGACGGTATTGCTGGTGATAAGTTTACTGATCGTTTTTTCCGAGACATGATTCAGAAACTAGATGACAACAATGTCCCAATGGAAAATCGTTACTTTGTTATTCCACCCGGAGTACGGAATGAAATTATGGGCATTGACCGATATGTTTCATCTGACTTCGTAAGTGGTGGAGTAGTAAACAGCGGCCTTATTGGTAACCTGTACGGCGTAGACGTATACGTGTCTGCTAACTGTGCAACTATTGAAGCTGCTGGTGATAACACTGCGGCAAGTGTCGATACTCGTGCTGCCTTGTTGTTTCACAAAGACGCTGTTGTTATGGCAGAGCAACTGGCTGTACGCTCTCAAACACAGTACAAGCAAGAGTACCTCTCTACTCTGTACACTGCCGACACTCTTTACGGTGTTCAAGTGTATCGTCCTGAAGCTGGGTTTGTGCTCGCACTACCTTCTGCTTAATCTACACAGGGGTCAGCAATGGCCCCTTTTCCTTTTGTTTGTTTTCTTAGGAGTAGTCTATGCCTATATTTAGAGGCACAGGTGGTTCAGGTAACGCCTCTACAGATGCTTATGCGTCTGGTATAGCTGAAGATGCGCAGACTGCTACTACAAAAGCAAACGAAGCATCAACCAGCGCAACTGCTGCTGCAACAAGTGCTACTGCTTCTGCATCAAGTGCTACAGCTTCTGCATCAAGTGCAACAGCGGCTGCTTCATCTGCTACGGCTGCTGCGGCTACCAAAAACTCTATTGATGAGTTTTATTTAGGCGCTCAATCAAGCAACCCAACTGTTGATAATAACGGAGATTCTGTTACAGCAGGTGATTGGTACTTTAACACAGGAAGTAACACTACTAGAATTTATGACGGTTCTGCTTGGCAAACTATTAATCCAGACCTAGTAGGCGATACAACGCCACAGTTAGGTGGTAACTTAGACCTCAACAGTAAAGACATTACTGGCACAGGTAACGTAAGCATTACAGGTAATGTAGTTCTTTCAGGTACGGTAGATGGTCGTGATGTTGCTGCTGATGGTACAAAGTTAGACGGTATTGAGTCTAGCGCAACAGCAGACCAAACAAATTCAGAAATTAGAGCATTAGTTGAATCTGCTTCTGATAGTAATGTTTTTACAGACGCAGATCATACAAAGTTAAATGGCATTGAAGCTAGTGCAGATGTAACTGATGCAACTAATGTTGCTTCTGCTGGTGCTGTTATGGACGGAGACTTTGGTTCTAACGGGTTTATGAAGCGTACTGGTGCAGGAGCTTATGCTGTAGACACAAGCACGTACATTACAGGCAATCAAACGATCACACTGTCCGGTGCAGTCACTGGCTCTGGTACAACTTCTATTTCTACAACACTGTCAACTGTTGACGGAGGAACTTATTAATGACTACAATTAAGCTAAAGAACGGTTCAGGCGCACCAGCGACAAGTGATCTTGTTCAGGGCGAACCTGCGCTGGATCTTACTAATAAGCGCCTCTACACAGAAAACGCAAGTGGTGCTATAATTGAAATAGGTGTTTCACCTAGCACCATAGACATAAATGCAGGTACTATTGATGGCACTGTTATTGGTGGTGCTTCAGCCGCCGCAGGCACGTTTACTACGTTTACCTCAAACGGTATTGATGACAATGCTGATGCAGTAGCGATTACGATTGATAGCTCAGAGAATGTTGGTATTGGTACTACGAGTCCCGATTCAGGGCCGCGATTACACCTTTCTAAAGGTTCTGCTGGCACAGTAGATAGTCATGCAAATTCTGTGCTTACTATTGAAGATGACAGCACGGCTATTTTGCAGTTTTTGACTCCAGCAAATGAAGGCATCCAACTACGTTTTGGTGATCCAGATAGTAATGGTGTGGGGCTTATAGAGTACGGGCATGGGACTGATAATTTAAATTTTCATACTGCAGGCTCAGAGCGTATGCGTATTGATAGCTCTGGTCGTGTTCTTATGGGAACAACCACTGAAGGTCAAGGTAGTGCCGATGATCTTACAATCGCTACCAGTGGCAATACCGGAATAACTATACGATCAGGCACATCCAACGAGGGAGCTATTTATTTCAGCGACGGTACAAGTGGAGTCGCAGAATACGAGTGTATGCTTGCATATGACCACTCTAGTAATTTTCTCCGCATTATCACTAATCACGCTGAAGCGGCGCGTATCGACAGCTCTGGCAGTTTACTGGTTGGCACAACAAGCTCACAAGGCGGACATGTTTTTTCTGTTAAAGGTGATGGAGCTACCTGTGCCGTTTTTAGAAGAGATAGCGATGATGGTGGTGTCTTGAATTTTATGAGAGGTACTAGTTTTGTTGGATCTAT